ATGCGGAGTAGGGAAGTGATTGATTTGCTGTTGGAGGATGGCTGGTATGAAGTGGCGGTGAAAGGTAGCCACCACCAGTTCAAACATCCTTCAAAGCCTGGAAAGGTGACGGTTCAACATCCGTCCTCGACGATACCGAAAGGAACCCTGAACAACATACTGAAACAAGCCGGCCTCAAGTGAGGCCGGTCAATCTCACGGAGTAGAGCCATGAAATTCCCCGTGGTGTTACACAAAGACCCTGATTCTGACTATGGCGTGACTGTGCCCGATGTGCCGGGTTGCTTCTCTGCCGGCGCTACGGTGTCCGAGGCCCTGGCCAATGTAGAAGAGGCGCTGGCCTTGCACTTCGAAGGCTTGGTTACGGACGGCGAAGAGCTACCCCAGCCGCAGGACGTTGACGCCCATATGAAGAATCCGGACTTCGAAGGTGGCGTATGGGCGGTGGTTGACTTCGACGTGACCCCGTACCTGGGCAAGGCCGTACGCTTTAATGCGACGCTCCCGGAACACCTTCTGCAGCGGATCGATGAGCGCGTGAAGGTGGATAAGCGCTATCAGTCTCGGTCGGGCTTTCTGGCAACAGCGGCGATGCGCGAACTGTCAGTGGCGTGACCTACGCCAGGATCGAAAAGCCCGCCATCTGGCGGGCTTTTGCTATGCGGTGATCGGCTTCAGTTTCGCGGCCAGGTTGGCCGCCTGGGCCGCGTCGGCGGTGAAGTCGCCGGCGTTCGTCGGTGGTCCTACTGGCGGGTGGACGTGCCCGGCCAGCTGGTTGTTCATCTGCTCCACCAGGTCGAGCAGGTCGCACAGCACTTGCAGGACGTTCACGCCCGCGGATCCGACCCAGGTCGTCGGCGCCTGCAGGCGCTGGGCGACGGCCGCCACGCTCCGGCGCATTCCCTGGATACGTTCGTCCATGTCGGCGCCGATGGTGGCGTTGTAGCGCTGGCTGGCAACCAGGTTCAGGTCGCGCCCGGTGGCCTGGTGTAGATCGTCCACGGCGGCCAGGCTGGCGGATCCGCCGGATAACAGCTTGAGCGCACCCAGCGCCTCGATCCGCTTGACTCCGCCCACCTGCTCGGTCGCGTGGTCCTCGATCTCGACTCGGCTACCTTGGTAGCGCTCGACGTTCTCCAGGGCCTCTACCTCGCGCTCCATGGCCTGATCGCGGATCCGCCCGTCCGTCTGCCTCGTCCAGTTTCCCGCGCCGTCTACGCGCTGCAGAACGGCTTCGCTGTGCTGCCACAGCTGATCCTCTTTCGGCAGCTTCGGCAGGCTCTGGCCGTGGGGCAGTATCTGCAAAATGAACGGCTTGTTCGGCAGGCCGTAGGCGAAACCCACCACCACCATGCTGCCTTCCTCGGGGAACGCCAGGAACCCGCGTTCGCCGCCGCCGTTCGGCAGCGGTAGCGGGACGCCTGGCATGGGCGGCAATGCCGGGTCGGCCTCGCCGTTCACGTCCAGGATCTCCAGGTCCACGGCATAGCGCGGGCGGAACTCGTCGCAGATCCCGTTCGCTGCCGGTGGATCCGCCACGGCGATGACGCGGGCGAAGCGCGGCAGGTGGTAGCCGCCGGAGAGTTCGGGGAATTGACGCTCTACGATGCGGGTTACGGCTTCTTCCATTTGATGGCCATTTGAGTGCCGGTGAGCGTTACGGATGTGATGCGCTCGCCCTGGTTGATCGTGGCCCCGGGACGGATCCCGGGGAGTGCTGCGATGACGGCGGACTGCCGCCCCTGGTAGCTGTCGAACAGCTCGGCCTCTAGTTCGATGGGCGCCCGGGCGCCCCAGTAGCTGTCCGCCCAGCTGCCGGCGTAGACCTCGCCGTTGCCCTGCTGATGCCAGACGAAATCGGGGATGCCGAACACCCGGGCCAGGCTGTCCATGGCCTGGTAGCCGGCGGCGAGCGAGTAGAAGTAAGGGGCCTTCGTCCTGGAGTAGTCGGCGTCGGGGACGCGGAACGACAGCCCGGTCTGGCGGCTCACGTCCTCGAGGACCTCGCGCATATCGACGTGGCGTAGCCCCATCGGCAGGGGCTGGGCGAGGACGGCGGCCAGCTCGCGGCAGAACAGGACCTGTTCCGTCGCGTTCGCCGCGCTGCAGCGCTCGACGTAGCCCAGGAAGTGCCGCTGCAGCGGCCGGTCGTTGTAGCCAATGTCTAGGGCGACCAGGCCGCGTACCGGCTCCGCCGCCGGCGCCTTGATGGTGAACGACGCCCGCCCGGGCGTGCGCAGATCCAGGCGGACTTCGCTCTGGACCAGCGGCACGGCCTGGCCGTTGATGGTGAGTACCTGGTGAAGTTTCATCAGGCGCCCCCGATGGCATCGTCTACGCGCTGCAGGATCTTTTCGAACCCGGTCAGCTCTTGGCCTGACTTGCCGTCGCCGCCGGCGGCGGGATCCGCGACCGGCGCGCCGGCGCCGACCTGCTGCTGGACCGGTTTCCCGGGCCGGCGCGTCTCCACGCGCTCGGGGTTGGACAGCTGTTCGGTCAGGGTGAACTGGATCCGCCAGGCCCGCAGAATGTCATCTTCCCGGACACTGAGGTTGTCGCTGAACTGAACCTGGCGCACGCCGAACGCGGCCGCTGTCTGGTTCACCACCCGATAGGTGTGCAACTGGCCGCCGCCGGCGGTCGCCTCGGCCATCCGCACCAGCTCGACCAGGTGCACCTGGTCCACGTAGGGAATCATCAGGCTGACGGTCAGCCCCTTGGGCTTGAAGCCCTTGTGCGCCTTGGCCGTGTTGCTGGTCTGCCCGGACAGGTCAGCGCTTTCGATCCGCAGATTGGCCGTCACCTGCAGGCCCTTTCCATGGACCTGCTGGCCATCGAGGAGCAGCGTCATGGATCCAGCCCCACCAGCTCGCGCACGAACGCCAGGCCGGAGAGGGAGCCGACCAGTGCCAGGCCGGCGCACAGGACCCATTCGTGGCCCGGGGCCTCGCCCTGGAGCAGTTGCCGGCGCAGCTCGACGGCATTGCCCGGGCCGACCAGGCGGGCCTGCATCGTGCCGTCCGCCACGCCGTTGGCCAACTGCTCGCGCAGCGCCTGCAGTGCGTTGTCCTTGCTCGCCTGCAGTGCCTGCTTGCGCTGCGCCAGGGCGCCCAGCTCGGCCATGGGCGAACTGTCGGCGGTGTAGCCCTCCAGAACCGCCAACTGGCCGGACAGGCTCTGCTGGGCGGCGCGGGTGATGGTGCAGCGATCCAGCGGCAGGTCCTGCCAGCGCGGTCCGGGCGTGGTCCTGGGCATGATCCACTTTTCCAGTTCCAGGCGGGCCAGGCTCGCGGCGCGGCGCTCGGCGCGCTGCAGGTCAGGGACCGGCAGCAGGGCATTGAAGCGGGCCAGCGTCGCGGCCAACTGGTCGTAGCGGGTGCCGAGGAACAGCAGGACCAGGGCGTACTGTTCCTGGTCGTCGCGCTGCGGCTGCAGCAGCTTGTCGGCCAGTTGCTGCAGCAGGTTCGGCGCGGACAGGAATCGCTGGTTGCCCTGGCCTTGGCCGACGCCGGCGAGGAACGGCGTTACCGCGAGGCACGCCGGTACCTCGCCCAGTGTGCTGGCCATGGCGCTGCGCCCGGCTGTGATGGCCGCCTTGGCGGCGCCGGCGACCGGCCCCGGGTTGGTGGTGGCCAGGTCCTGGAGCCCGCGCAGGCGCTCGGCGGTGCCCGCCAGCTCGCCGCTGGCGAGCTGCTGGGCCGCGCCCAGGTCGTCCAGCCAGCGGGTCGTCTGTGCGGGCCAGCGCATGGTGACGGGTGCCCATGTCATGCCGGAATGCTCCAGGTGATCGCCTCCAGGCGTTCCAGATCCTGGGCGGCCAGGGCGGCGTCCAGTTCGTCCTGCAGGCGCTCGACCTGCTGCTGGCCAGCCTGGCGATGTTGCACCAGGTCCACGCCGACCTGGCGCAGTTGATTGGCCGTGTGGCGGCGCCACTCGCGGTTCTGCTCGCCGCCGGCGGCGCACGGATAGTCGGCGCTGATGCCCAGGGCGGCCAGGCTGGTGACGTTCATCTGATCGCTCAGGCTGCTTGCGTAGAAGTGCGGGTTGCCCAGGGCGCTGGAGTAGAAACCGCCGTCCAGGAACGCCTGGCCGGCGGCGCGGATCTCCAGGGTCTTCCGCTTGTGGGCGGCGGCGAGCAGGCCGGGCAGATCGTCTACCCAAGCGCCGTCCTTCCAGACCTGGTTCGGCCCGGGCTGCTGCAGGGTGTAGCCCTCGGGGAGCGGTTCCAGGCCCTGCAGCACCAGGGGCGAGCCGTCGCGGGTGCTGTAGGTGGTCACGCCGTCGAGCCAGTCCACCAGCTCCCAGTCGGATCCCGTCCAGCGTGCGCGCTTGCCCTTCGGCTCCTTCGGTGGGGCCAGTTGCACGCAACCGGCGGGAATCAGGAACACGCCGGGCTCCAGAGGCGATTCATCGGCGTCGGTGGGGCCGACGTACAGGCCCAGGGCGTTGGTTTGGTAAACGGTCAGGGTGGTCATGGGGGCGGGGGCCTCAGTACTTGATACAAATGAGGACGGAGACGTTACGCGGGCGGGCCTCGCTGCCGCCGCTGGACTCGACGTAGATCGTGTGGTTGTGGGTGCCTTCGAGTGCGGCGACACCAGTGACGGCGTGGGTGTGATCACCGGCAACGTCTGTCGTACTGTTGGACGCATTCCCTACCAGCGTTGCCAGGCGTGTGCCGCTAACCAGTGCGGTGGCGTTCACCGAAGCAATGCTGTGGCTGTGCGCGCCTGCTGCCGCAGCGGTCCCGGTTACGGTGTGCGTGTGGCCGCCATTGCCGCTACTGCTCGCGCCGTGGGTATGAGCCAGGTTCTGGCTCGACTGGAGAGTGCCCAATTGGCGCCCCAGGTCGAGTCCCCGACCGTCGTCCAGTGCGCGCAAAAATTCGCCGCGATAATCCGGCAGGTTGAACGTCGTCGATCCATCTCCCGCGCCGTAGTAGGTTCCGATAGTGGCGAACAGAGCGGCGTAAGCGGTACGGCTGACGGCGGCGCCGTTGGCCTTCAGGTAGCCCGCCGGTGGGCTGTACATGGCGAATGCCACGACGGCGCCGGCGGGTACGATGGCCTGGGGGTTCAGGTTGCCGCTATGCCAGATTTCCAGGAACGGGGCCCAGGTGTAATTGCCAGAGCGGAACATCAGTTTGTTTTCGGGGCTTTGCCCAAAAAACAGTTGCGACGCACGGGTTTCTCGCTCGCTGTAAGCGAACGTCGCGACGACGCCGTAGCTCATGCCGAAGATCTCGGGAACGTATTCGGTCGCCGGGGTGAACTTGGTAACGGATGATTCATAGATGTTCACTGAGGCGGCGACCGGACTGTCATTCGTTCCCCAGCCGAATGCGCCGACCTCGAGGAGGTCGCCGGCGTCGGTGCCGACGTCTCGCCGTGCGGCAGTCCCCAGGCTCTTGGCAAGGTCGTCCAGATCCTGGGCGGCCCGGAGCTGGACGGCCCGGGTCGCCTTCGTCGTGGCCAGCACGTCGCCGCGATCCAGGGCCGGGTCGTCGCTGATCGCGTTCGGGATCTTGTCCAGCCCGACGTCCGTCTTTGTCGTCGCCCGGGCGCGCAGCTTCGGATAATCGCCGACCTGGGCGGCCCAGTGATCCACCAGCGGTCCGGTGATGGGTTTCGGCAGGCGCCGGTCGGCCACCAGATTGCCGCCGGCGTCGAGATCCGCGAGCGGGACCAGGTAGTGACGGACGCCGGCGCTGTCGGTGTAGTCGGTCTGGTTGGTGCCCCAGGCGATGGACCAGGACGCCACGACGTCGGACTGGCTGCGCTGCAGGCGCACATCGAGCCAGGCCGTGTTCGGCAGCGACGGTGCGGCGATACTGACGTCCTCCGGCGCGTGAACGCGGATTCCCTCGACGTAGGCCAAGCCCGCCTTCAGGCGGTAGTTCGTGCTTGCCTTCTCCAGCAACAGACCGGTCGAAAAGAACGTACCCCGGCCGAACATATCGCGATTGGCCAGGCGCTCGCGCTCGTCGATCCCGGCCAGGCGGACGGTGAAATCGTGCTGCCAGGTGCTGGCATCGATCGTTATCCCGGTCAGTTCCTGGGCACCGTCGAACGCCACCAGGAAGTTGCGCGTCACGTTGTTGCCGATCTGCAGCGGCGGGCGGTTCTTGCGCTTCTGCTGGACAGGCACGTATGCGACCGCCAGCAGGACCTTTTCCGCCGTCTCCAGGCCGATCCAGTTCCAGTCGAAGTCGCCCACGTCCGAACCCATCATGAGGCTGTAAACCACCTGGTTGGGGTTGACGTAGCCGGCCTGGGTGACGGGTGCGGTGTGGACGATCTGCTGCGCCGGCGGCAGCGCCGCGTCGCGGTCCACAGGCCTGGTGGGATCCAGCCCGGGGACCAGGGCGAGCACGAAGCGGCTGACCTCCAGTATCTTCTTTTCGCCCAGCTTCTGCGCAATCAAGCGTTCGCCGGCGGCGGTGATGCGTGCCATGTGTTCGGCTCCTAAAGGGTCGCGACCAGGGTCTGCTGGTCGTCGTTGAAATCGACGGCGACGACGTGCAGCGTCACCGGGGTGATGGTCTGGAAGTCGTAGCGGCGGCAGGTGCGCCCGTACTGTTGCACCAGGACGCGCAACAGCTCGGGATTCGCGGACAACTGCGAGTCGGTCAGCGTCAGCAGCACGACGTCCCAGTCCCGACCGGGCATGCGCTCCTCGATCTCGACATAGCCGACGCCGAGGCGCTGCAGGATCCGCTTCACGCCAGCGACGGAGCCGGCATCCACGGCGTTGACGAATGCGTGCTTCACGCGCAGCCGGTAGAGGGGTTCCGGCTCGCCGCGAAACCGGCTGATATCCCGCTGCCAGGCGAGCAGATCCAGGATCGTGAGGTGGCAGGTTTCCGCGTCGAGCTGCAGCAGCGGCCAGCGCAGCCAGCCCTCGGCCCGCTCCCACCAAGCCTGCGCGGCGCGGCGCAGCTTGGCCAGCTCGGGGCCGTCCAGCCAGAAGGGCAAGTGCAGCTTAATCATGGGCGACCACCTGCAGGCTCTGGAGCCGGGGGATATTCAGCTGCGACAGAATGTCGGTGTTGTCGAAGTGCAGGGACTCCAGGCGCGGGAACTGCTCGTGCAGCTCCTCGGCCAGGCGGCTGAAGCTGAAGCGCGACTGCGGGTAGGTCAGCGTCGGCTGGTAGTCGCTGGCCGTGCTTTCGCGGAAGGCGGCGCGGATGAACTGCTCCACCTGGGTTTTCAGCTCGGCGCGCTGCTCGATGCTGAGGTTAGCCCGGGGCCAGATCTCGACGCGCACCTGGTGCAGCGTCTCGGGCATGACGAACACCTGGAGATCGTCGCCGTGGCCGTGGTTGCCCTGGTCGCGGATGTAGGCGTTGATCTGCTGCAGGTACTCGTCCGCCGGCACGCCGGCGTCGAACAGCACGAACGCATTGGCTGAGCCGGGGCCGCGCGGGGCGCCGTGCTCGAAATAGACGCCATCCGGGCGCACGCCCTGGAACCCGGAAATCATCGCCCGATACACGGCGTCGGTGTGGTACTGGTTGACCGCTGAAAACTGGTTGCGCACGCGCAGGCGCAGCTGGCTGTCGGGCTCCGAGTCGGCCCCGGGCTGGGTCAGCCACCCATCCGGGTTGACGACTTGGACGATGCCGGGGACCGGTACCGGAAGGATCGCGTAGTAACCGGGCGCCAGGTTGAACCCGCTGCCCGGCTCGACGGCCTGGACGGGGATGGCCACCTGGGTCTGTCCATCGTTGAACAGCCCCGGCTGGGTTGTCTCCAGCTCGTAGACGTGGCCGTTGATCGCGGCGGATTGCACCCGCGTGCCGGCGGGCACTTCCAGCGTGCTGGCCGGCGCGGCGCGGGTGAACAGCAGCGAGCCCAGGGCGCGGGTCGCCGGCTTGCGCTCGACGTCCACTGCCCAGGCCAGCATGTCGAGCCAGGCGCCGCCGGCAGTCTGAACAAAGAAGTTCGGCAGCACGGTGCCGGCGACGAACTCCAGCAGGGCCAGGACCGGCTTCGTCACCAGCGCGGTGACGATGCGCCAGAACGGCGAATAGGCGCTGGTGTTGGACAACAGCGAGCCCTGGGCCTCGACTTCCTTTTCCCACGCCTTGCGCAGTTCGGCTTCGGTGGTGGGGATGCCGGCATCGCGCAGTGCGGCCTTGAAATCTACAGTCACAGCGTTACCTCGATTGCGCCGAATTCAACAGTGGTGGCCGTGACCAGGTAGCGGCCCGGCCCCTCTTCGATAATCCGTACTGTGCCCGGCACCAGGCGTTCGTCGGACTCCACCAGCAGTTCCAGCTGCTGGATACAGTCACGCTGCCTTAGCCGGCTGCGCTCGGCGACCAGCGTGACCAGCAGGCCGCTTTCGCGGATCAGGTGGGCGATGTCCTGAGCGATGCTGGCCCGGTCGTCGACAAGCCGCGGCTGGTGGGACGGGTCCAGGTCCAGGTCGTTGCCGACGATCAGGAGATCGATATAAAGGGCAGTCATCCGGCCATCTCCAGCAGCCCTTCCAGTTCGTGCGGTGTCAGCGGCTTGTCCGTGCGGATCTCGACTTTCTCGATGTGCGTCCCTCGGTCGGTGCGGTTGCTGTTCTGGATCGTCTGCAGCAGCCCGCCGCGCGGCACGCTTGCGGGCTGGCTGGGGCTCAGGCTCGGGATCGCTCGGTTGATCGCCTCGCGGGCGCGCTGGGCGGCGTCCATCCGTTCTGTGGCCACTGGCGCCGGCGGGACGGTGGCCTGGGGCAGCGCCTGCAGCGCTGGCACGTCCGGCAGCGGTGCGACCTGGGGCAGCAGGACCAGCGGCTGCGCGGGGATCCGTGGCGCGGTGGCGTGCTCGAGCACGGGCGCGACCGACTGCTGCAGCGCCGGCAGCTCGGCCGGCTGAGGTGCTGCCGGCAGATCGCCAAACTCCGCGTCGATGCTCACCCCGGGAATCAGGTTCAGCAGCTGGATCAGGCCGCGCAAGGCCTTGCCCAGCATGCCCAGCGGGGTCAGGTTGGCCAGCACCTTGAGCAGCCCGCCCCAGGCATCAGTGGCGCCGGCGGTGCTTTCGCTGAGCAGGCCCAGCGACTGGGCGAACTTCACGCCCATGTCCCACAGCTGGGCGAACTTGTCCCACAGCAGGCCGAGCAGCGCGCCGAGGATCCGGAACAGCAGCACCACCGGCGTGACCATGATGACGATGGCCTGGAACCAGCTGGTGTCGCCGAACGCCGCCCGCAGCTCGTCCCAGTAGACGATTGCGCCGACGACGGCGGCGGCCAGGGCAATGAACGCCAGCACCAGCAGCGCGACGGGGCTGACCAGGACGGAAAACAGGCTGAGCAGGCCGCCCAGCACGGTCAGCATGCCGGCGGCCGCGACCAGGCCGAGCACGCCGAGGGTGATATAGCCGAGCCAGCGAGCGATGTTCGGGAACATGACAAGCCAGCGCTGGAACGTGTTGCCAGCATCGCGCAGGCCTTCGATCAGTGGGTTGAGTACCGGGAGCAGGACCATCCCGAAGGAGATCCGGATGTTCTCGATCACGCTGTCGAGCTGCTGCCAGGGATCGACCATCGCCCGCGCCATCTGCTCGGCGCGCTCCATCCCCTTCACTTTTCCCAGCTGGTCCAGGTTGTTGGCCAGGGCGCCGGTGTCCTTCAGCAGGGTGACGATCATCCGCGCCGCCTCGCCGCCAAACGCGCCGGTGATCGCGTCCAGGTCGCTCTGCTTGGTCAACTGGCCGAACTTCACCTGCAGCTTGTCCAGGATCTGCATGATGGGCAGCAGCCGGCCGCCGGCGTCGGTGAACTTCATGCCCAGCTTGTCCTGGGCGGCGCTGACGTTTTCGAAGAACGCTTTGTAGAGCCCGCCTGCCTCGCCGCCTTCCATGGTCTGGCTGAGCGTGCCCAGGACCGCCATCTGCTCCACCAGGTCGGCGCCGGCGGCCGAGGCGCCAATGCCCACGGCCTTGAATGCGTCGTTCATCTGCGCGCCGGACGTGCGGAACAACTGGACGGCGCGGGCGGTCTGCCCGGTCAGTTGCTCGACCCACTTTGCCCGGCCCATCGCATCGGCCTGGCCCTGGAACAGGCCGTACATGGTGCCGATGTAGGTCGTCATGGTGTCGGCGTCGGCCTTCGTGGCCTTGGCCAGCACGTTGGACGCGCTGGTGATGCTGGCCAGCTCGCTGCCCACCAGGCCCTTGATGGCGCCTTCTACCTGGTAGGCCGAGCGCACGAACGCCGAGGCGTGTTCGCCGTAGTTCGCGGCGAACTCCATCGACGCCTGGTTCAGCTCGTCCAGGGCGTCCTGGGCGACGCCCAGGGACTGGATCTCGCCCAGGGCGCCGGTCTGCTCAAGCGCCGGGGCGAGCGATTGCCGGAATGCCATCAGCGAGCCGACCACGCCGGCGATGCCGGCGCCCACCTGCATGAACCCCCGTTTGCCGACCTCGGCCACGTCCATCAGGCTTTTGCTGACCTTCGCGGCCGGGGCCGTCACCTGGTCGATCAGGCGTAGCACAAAGTCGAGTTTCGCGGTGCTATTGGTGCTCATGTGGTGGTCCTAAATCAGCCTTTCAGGGCCTTGGCGATGCCGTTTGCCACGGCGATTTCCATCCGCCGCCAGTGCTCGTCCTCCAGCCATTTGGCCGTGCCCAGGTTGTCTGCCGTGGGCGCGGCGCCAGGTAGCCAGCGCTCGGCCAGGGCCATAAGTTGGCCAAGGCCGTCGTCGGTCAGTCGCTCGGCTCGGTCGAGCGCTTTTTTACGGTGACTTCAACGTCGGGGGCGTACTCCTCGAGGAGCGCGCCGGCGAGCTTCATGACCGTCATGGGGTTGGCCAGGTGCGGGCGCAGGGACGCCAGTTGCTCCTGCTTGACGGTGCTGCGCAGGAGGTTGTTCGACGGCGCGACCTTGTTGTTCTGGGTCACGGCGTTGAAATAGCGGGTCACGTCCGCCGGGGTCAGGGTGAACAGGAATTCGGTGTCCTGGATCTCCAGGGTGATTTCGGTGCGTTCGGTCATTGCGTGGATCCTTGGGGTTGGGTGGAAAAGGAGCGGGAGCAGCTGCGGGCATAGTCCTGCAGGGCCAGCACCATGCGGCGGGTCAGGGCGAGATCGTCGCGGAGGGCGTAATAATCCTGTCGAGCCGTTCTATCGAGTTCGGCGGCTCCTGCAGCAGCCAGGCCGGCGGCGCCGGCATCGGTGGGCACAGGGGCGGGGCAGGTGGCCTTGACGTGCAGCCGCTGACGGCCAGCGTCAACAGCAGCGCGCAGGCGCTCGTTCGCGTTGCGTTCATCGTTCAGTTCCTGGGTGTGCTTGAGGTCGAGGGCATCGCGGGCGGCCAGCAGCTCGCCGGCGACCTGCGCGGCCTGCTGCAGCCCGGCGACCTCGCGGCGGGCGTCCTGCAGGTCGCGGGATGCCCGGTCGTTGGTGCGCTGCAGACAGCCGCGCTCGATCAGCAGCGCGACAAGGCAGGCGACCAGGGCGAGTAGGACGCGGCTCATAGACCGATCTCGCACAGTTCGCGCTCTGCTGCGCGCCGGCGAACCAGGCCGCCGAGCTTCTTCCCGCCGGCGTAGACCCAGCGCGACAGCTCGGCGCAGGCGCCGCGCACGTCGCCGGCGTTGAGCTTGCGCAGCAGCGTCGAGCGGGCCAACTGGCCTTCGCCGACGTTGTAGACGAACGAGCCCAGGGCGGCGCGGCGGGTGTCGGGCAGCGGCACCAGGACCTGGCGGTCCACGGCATCGACGGCGCGCTGCAGCTCGCGTTCAAGCAGTGCATCGCACTCGGCCGGGGTCGCCCTGTCGCCCATGCGCACGCCGGCGGTGATGCCCTCGCAGATCGTCGGGATTCCCACTGGGTCCAGGTAGGCCACCAACGAACGCCCCTCGAACGGCGCAACCAGGGCGGCGGCCAGTGCCAGCACGCCGCCGCCGGCGGCCAGCTTGGGCGGCAGCTTCATGGCATCACCCCGCGCAGTAGGTGTGGTGCGACCATCTGGATAACGGCCCACAGCGCGCTGGCGACGCCCAGTGCCCAGGCGATCTTCCGGCCCAGGCCGTCTACGGTGACGGCCAGTTTCTGCTGGCCCTGGTTCAGTTCGTCGAGCTGGTCGGTGACGTGCTCGAACTGTTGTTCCAGGCGGGTCAGCCGGGGCGGTACGTCGCGGTTCAGGCGCTCGACGTCGGTCAGGCGGTGATCGATGACGGCCATGTCACGCTCCAGTTTGCCGAGGCGGCCGGCAGGCGTAGTGCGGTTGCCCATCAGCGGCCCCCTTTCTCGAAACGGGCCTGGCACGGCGTGCAGCGGATGATCCCGCCCAGGGCGCGGCGCGCCTCGGGGATCTGCTCGCCACATTCCTGGCAGTGGGTCAGGCTCGGCCCGCTGGGCCGGACGCGCACCTGGTGCGCCTGCAGGGCCAGTTCGCGGTCCTGCAGCTCGCGGGCCTGGGCGCGGTCGAAACAGTCGGCCATCAGCGCAGGTCCTCGGTTTCGCTGGCGTCCAGATACGGCACGCCGTTGATGCGGATGAAGTCGGGGCTGGTGACGTCGAAGGGCACCTTGTGGGTGGTCTTGCTGCCGCCCTTGGGGTCGATATCCAGCAGGCTGGAAACCTTCAGCTTGCAGCCGAAGGCCTCTACGCGGACTTCGCTGTCGCCCGCCTTGGCGTAAAAGAGGGAATCGACCGGCTCCAGCTTGCGGAAACTGCCGGCGCGCTTGGCCGCCTCGATCAGCAGGGCGAAGTTCGCGGCGTCCAACTCGTATTCGCCGCTGGCGGTCACGTCGCCGTCTACGAATCCATCCGGCACGCCACGGGTCTGGGCTACCGCGCTGTTGTCGGTGATATCCAGGGTCGCCTTCTCGACGTGGACCTGCAGGTCCCCCAGGGTGATATCGAAGTTCATTCCAGAGATGCGGGCCACGGCTTACTCCTCGTCGCCGCCGGACAGATCCAGCGCGATGTTTGCGGTCAGGGTTTTCGGGCAGTTGTAGGGGCGGACCCGGATGAACGCCTCGATCTCGGTGCGGCTCTTCCAGGTCAGCACTACGTCACCGTCCAGCGGCGGCTGGATCTCGCCGGGGAACACAAGGCCGGCAAAGGTGGTGCTGCGGCTCATCTCGCGTAGCGGGCGCATCAGCGCCGAGGCGGTGGCCGCCATGCTCGCGGGGGTGTTGTTCACGCGGCGATCCGCGACACGCTGAATCAGCAGGATCCGCACGCGGCGGGCGGCCTTGTCGGCGACGCGCAGGTTCTCCACGACGTTGAAGTCGCTGCCCGGGGCGTCGAGCATGTTGCCGTCACCCCAGAACACGCCCGGATAGTCGGGGTAGGTCTGCGGGACCGAGTAACGGGCCTTGTCCAGCTCGGCCAGGGTCGCCATGTCCAGCGGAACGCCGTCCTTGTCCTTGGGCGTCTCGCCCAGGGCGAGCACGGCGCCGGTGGGGACGCGCATGGGACTGTCCGCGATGCTGGCTTCGTCGGTGGCCAGGCGCCCGGCGAGGACGCCGAGGTTGTTGCCGTGCAGCTGCGGCACGCACAGCACGCGAGGCGCTGCCAGATCCGCGACCAGGGCGCGCGCCTGGCTCAGGTAGGTGGCCCAGTCCTGACCCTCGACCAGGCCGGCAACGGCGGCCATCACGAACACGCGGCGGCCGTAGCGGTTGCTCAGCTCCACAGCGGCGGCGTGCATCTCCTGCAGCTCGGCGGCGGTGGCCACCGGACGGGTGATGACCACCGCCTCGACCGACACGCCCTGCTGTTGCGCGGCGGCCAGGGCGTCCTGCCAGCGGCCGTCGGCGCCGATGGGCGCCGCCATGCACGCCCAGCGCGGGCCACCGTTGGCGCGTGCGGCCGCGATCTGGCGTTTCAGGTCCGCGTCCGGGATCCCCAACTGAACGTCCAGGTCGGACTGGGTGTTGAGGGCCAGGAATTTGCCGACGTTCTTCGACGCCGGGCCGATGAAAAGGAAATAGCGTTCGATAGCCGTCACTGGGCCTTGGCCGAGGTTGAGGTTATTGACGCTGACGCTGCCTAGAGCCATGTGGGGCCTCGTTATCGGGGTGAGTTCAGGATTTGTTCCAGGAGCTGGGCGACCAGACGCCCGGTTTCGTCCTGGGTGATGCCGAGAAACGTCCGCTTGGGCAGCGTGATTTCCCAGCTCTGTGGCCCGGGCTGCTCGTCGCGCAGGACGCGGATCAGCAGCCCGGCCTGGAGAAACCCGACGTGCTCCTGGATCCACGGCACGGACGGGCGCGACAGCCCGCGCTTGCCGGCCTGGCGCACGCGAAACCCCAGCCGGCGCAGGCGCTTGGCCTGTTTCTCAGTGCATGCTTGGTTCGGCTGGACGCGGTTCCAGCGGCGCATCTGCGCGGCGGTGCGGCGCTCGGTGTAGCCGTCCTGGTGCTGCCCGGCGATATGGCCCATCAGGCCGTTCCGCCAGCCCAGGACGCCCTGGTCGGCGTTCAGTTGGGTGACGTTCAGGTGCTTGGGCTTGACCAGGCCCGCAAGCATCTTGCGGCGGCCCTTGCGCTTTCGCGGTTCAAAGGGCGTACCGTCCGGGCTCTGCTGGCCGGAGACGTTGCGGCGGGCCTGGGCGCGTACGCGCTTTAGCGCGTTGTTCAGCAGACGCCGGCGCAGCTGCGGCGGCAGCGTCGCCAGCGCCAGCTGGGCACGCACGCCGAGCAGGCCGCGCAGGTCGAGATTCAGCGGCTCAGCCATGGCGCACCTCGCCATGTTCGGCAATCCACAGATCGAACGGCACGAACGCCCAGCGCCGGCCGAACGCCTCGATCTCGCCGGCGGAATCCTCTGCCAGGTGGACCGGCTCGACGAACTCCACGGCCAGCTCGACGTCGGCCAGGTCGCGGTCCATCTGCTCGACGTCGAACACCGGATCCGGCAGGCCGTCGCGGTCGGGGTCGTTGTTCTCAAGCCAACTGCCGACCAGCGCCATCAGGCGTGCGGGGTGGTCTGCCAGCCGCTCCAGGATGATGACGGCGCGATAGCGCATGTCGCCCAGGCGCAGGCCGCGTTCCTCGGGCTTCCAGACCAGAGCCAGGTTCACCTGCTCGGCGAACGAATCCAGCTGCTCGGCGGGGACCAGACGGCGTTCGATCAGGTACGCGGTCAGGGCGCGCAGCTTGTTCATATCAGATCAGCTCCGCCGTGATGCGCGACCGGCCCTGGATCAGGCGGACGGCCTGCTGGCTGTACGAAAGGAACAGCTCGCGGGTCTGTTCGGCTTCTTTCGCCAGGTTCTCGGCTTCGGGACGGCGGTTGACCGTTGCGAACTGGCCCAGCAGCTGAGCCTTGGCGCGGCAGTAGACGGCGCGCTTGTAGTGCGCCACGTACTCGGCGCGATCCGGCAGCACCTGCGGATCTGCGGTTTCCAGCCGAGTGACCCCGGCGGTCTGCCAGGCGCGCTTGCGCTTGGCCAGGTCCTGGTTCACCTCTGCCCGGGCGGTGGTCACGCCGTCCACCAGCAGATCCAGCAGGTATTCCGCCGGCATGCGGTACAGGCGCTGGAACTCGGCGACGTCCAGGTCCGGCCCAGACCGTGTAAAAACGCAGCAAACGATGACCATCAACTTCCGGGGATTTTCTCAGCGTCTAGGAGGCCGTCGGAGGCCCAATCAGGCGCAATCGATAATTCTGGTTGCTATGGCACTTTCGGCTTCAGTACGCCTGCTGGAGGGCGGTACGAGTCGTAGAACAGGCCTCAGGCCTTCATCGCTGCCATCAGGGCACCGCTGCCCAGCACGTTCAACACGCGTTTGAGATTGTAGGCGAGCACATGCAGGCTCATCTCGGTACTCACTCGGTCGAGAGTCTTGGTGAGGAAGTGGGTGGCGCCCATCCAGCTCTTCAGCGTGCCGAACGGGTGCTCGACCGTCTGACGGCGGATTCGCATCATTTCAGGCGCTTGATCCAGGCGACTCTGCATCGCTTCGAGCACTGCCTCATGCTCCCATCGGCTCACTCGGCGCTCTGAGCTAGGCGTACAGTGCTCTTTCAACGCACAACCCTGGCAATGCGAACTCCAGTAGCGGTGCAGTTTCAGCCCTTTTTCGACGCTTGAGAACCGCCAGATCAGGCTTTGCCCAGCCGGGCATCGATACTCGTTCTTGGCTGCGTCATAGATGAAATCACCTTTGCCGAAGCGACCAGCCGCTGTCGCTCCCGAGGTCAGCGTCTTGGGCACGAAAACGGTGATTCCAGCCTCATGGCACGCCAGGATTTCTTCGCCTTTGAAATACCCTCTGTCTGCGACCGCCGAGAGTTCCTCGACACCCATGGCCTCTCGCGCTTGCTTGGCCATGGAGCTCAGTTGGTCTCGATCGACCCCGTCGTTCGTGACCTCGTGGGTCACGATCAGGTGGTGCTTCGCGTCGACCGCCGCCTGCACGTTGTAGCCGACTATTCCGCTGCCCCGGGTCTTCATTGAGCGGGCATCGGGATCGGTCAGGGAGATCTGTTTATCCGGTGTTTCGTTGAGCTGTACCTCGACTTCCTTGAGCTCCCGCAGCTTAGTTTTCAAGGTCGCAATCTTGTCGTGGAGGCGTTCGGCTTTGACCTGCGCCACGGCCGGTTCCTGGCGATCAGCGGTATCCAGTGCGGTCAGGTAACGGTTGATGCTGGACTCGATCTCCTCCATTCGCCGCTGAAGCTTGGCGCTGGTGAAATTGCGGTCACGGTTGTTGACCGCCTTGAACTTGCTGCCATCAATGGCTACCAGCGCTTCAGAGAACAGGCCAAGTTGCTGGCACAGCACCACGAACTGCCGACAGACGCCGCGGATTGCCTTGCCGTTATCCTTGCGGAAGTTGGCGATGGTCTTGAAGTCCGGCATCAAACGTCCGGTCAGCCACATCAACTCAACGTTGCGCTGACTCTCGCGTTCGAGACGTCGACTGGACTGGATACGGTTGAGGTAACCGTAGATGTAGATCTTCAGCAGGTCAGCAGGATGGTAGGCGGGTCTGCCGGTTTCCGCCGGGACGACACCCTCGAAACCCAGTAGGCCAAGGTCGAGTTCATCGACGAAAACATCGACCACCCGCACCGGGTTGGTGTCCGCCACGTAGTCATCCAAGCTCTCGGGAAGCAGTGTGCTTTGCCCTCGGTGCTCTCCCTGGATAAAGCGCTTCATTGGCGTCCCCCGCTGATTTTGAATCCATCAAATCACAGCAAGGACGATGCCAACGTTTTTACACGGTCTGGGCCAGAAGCCGTCGTTGGGGATGGCCTGCTGGATCACGTGGGTGGGTTTGCCGGAAAAGCTCATGCGTGACACTCGAATAGGGCGGGGCTGACGCCTTCGGGTTGAGCGGACTACAGGTAGCCGTCTCGCCTGGGCGCGCCCCGCTGCGGGGGGTAGTCGGTTATGGGGTGGGCGGGGGCTCGTCGCCCTCGTCGCTCTGCTTTGCCGCCTCGGCCTTGGCCAGCGCCTTGGCGGCGGCAGCGCGGCGGGTGCCGACGCCGATTTCCGGATACAGCTCCACGGCTCGGTCCAGGTGCTCGATGGCCTGCGCCCATTCCTCGTTGTCCATCGCCAACTGGCCCAGGAGCTTGTGGTAGCGGGCGGGGATCCGCTCGAACAACTGCCACTGGCCGTCCACCAGCGGCAGCAGGTTCGAGACGTAGGGTTCCGGCGCGCGGCCGGCCTTGTACTCGGCTTCGGCCCAGTCGATCACCTCATCGGCGACGAACGTCTGGACGTCGCGGCGCTTGAACCGCTCGGGCATCTCCTGGCCATCCCCGATGGCGAACAGGGCCAGTTCCAGGCCGGCTTCGAACTGCACAGTGTCGAACAGCCAGACCAGCACCTGGACCAGGACCGGATTCGGGTAGACCAGGCCGGCGGCGCGGTAGCGCTGCACATAGTCCAGATACTTGGGCAGCAGTTCGTCGCGCTTCAGGCGCTGGCGTTCCTCGCGGCTGTTGATCGCGCTGATGCGCTCCAGGTCGCCATCCAGGGCGGTCAGCATCAGGGCCAGGTGCTTCTGCGCGTTCGCTGGGCTGTTCAGGGCTTCGCTCGGGTTGTAGGCCGGGACGGTGGCGGCATCAGCCGCCACGCCCTCGGCCAGAATCCGGCGCTTGTGGGCCAGGGCCAGGCTCACGGCGCAAGCTCCACGGAATCGGATTCCAGCGCAGCGAACTTGCCCAACTGCTCGATCACGTAACCTTCATTGCGCCCGTTGTAGTCCTCGACGCGGGAGCGCTTGGGGTTCTCCAGAAGATGGCGCCGCCAGCTGGTGTCCTGGAAGTAGATCGACAGGTTGTCCCAACTGGTGACCATGATTCCCTTGACCGGGAAGAACGGCACCAGGAAGGACGGCAGGCCGCCATAGGTGGCGATCACCTGGGCTTCCTCAATCCGTTCTTTCTCGGTCGGGGTCTGACCCTGCGCGGCATACAGCTTGCCCTTGTCGTATGCCAGCAGGTCGGAACCGATGATCGCCACCAGGTCGCCTTCGTCGCGGAACACAGGGTCGATCATCTGCTTGACGTCATGCACAGCCGCGTCGAGGTTGGCATAGTCGCCACCCTTGCCAATGACGATTTTCTTGGCCGGGTCGGCAGATTTCAGTACCTGTTCCGGGATCAGCTCGCGGGCCAGTTGCAGCCAGCCTTTGTTCACGTCCTGGAGCATCGGGAATTGCTGAAGGTCGGTCTGCTTGGCCGCATGGGTGCCGTGGAAGCCGATCAGGATCCGGTCCAGGGCGATGCGGCGCTGAACCGCCGCCAGGTAGCGGTCGGCAAAGTCCGGGAACTTCGCCCAGCTGTCGATGGTGGCGAACTTCAGGGCCACGTCCGTTTCGGTATGGAAGAGTTCGTATTCGTTGTTCTTCAGGTCCAGCAAGTCGCGGGGCTCGCGGTCCTTGGTGCTGGTGTCGGTGCGGCTCGACGCAGGTCCGTTCAGGCCCAGCAGAACCTTTTCGCCCTTGATCTCGCTGACCGGGACGACGTTGATGCGACCGAGGAAGTCGGCGCGCTCAGTGATCTGGTCGTTGAGTTCCTGGGCGTGGGTGGGCTCCACTGCGAAGGTGCGGGCGGTGTCGTGGACGTTATAGGCCTCGGCCATGTCCTCTTGGAGTTGCTGGTACTGCGCCTGGGCGCGTTCGCTGAGGGCTCCCATTAGCGCAGCCCCTTACCGCGAGCCTTGGCGGCGGCGCCAGTGGTGCGCGGGATCTTGCGCCCCTGGGCGGTGTTGAGCAGCTTGGCCATGGTGTCCTGCAGCTCATCCATGCGGGCGCTGAGTTCCTTGGTTTCCTTGCCTTCCTTGCCCTTCTTGCGCTTGAAGTCGCGTTCTTCGTCGGCCTGGTCCACCACGTCCTGGACGGCGGCGCCAACGGCATCGACTTGTTCCTGGGTGTCGCTGGTGTCCACGTCTTCGACGACGGGTTCGATCACTGCCTGGAGCCCGGCCAGGATGATAACCAGTTGATCGTAAAGGGCCTTGAGGGCCTTGGCGGTGGCTTCATCCATTGGTTCTACCTCGTCGGATGATGGGTTTTCGGTGGGGGTGTTGGGGACGCTGAAGAGCTTGAACACGCGGGTTAGCGAGGCGATCAGGCCGTGCACCTCGGGCGCGGTCGCGCCGTCGTCTTCGCGCAGGTTGCTGAGGGGGTGGGAACTGGTGAAGAAGCGGACGCCAGCGCCGTTGGGGCGGCGGCGGGAGAAATACAGTTCCTGGGTGCGGGTGCTTGCCGGCTCGTCGGTGACGGCCATCCCGGAGAGGTAGCAGCGGCCGGAATTGCGGAAGTTCGGCCAGATCTCGATGCTGGAGAACAGGCCTTTGCCCTGGTCGTTCAGGGCCAGCAGGTCGTCGTTCGGGCGCAGGCGGGCTTCCAAACTGACCTGGCCGGGCTCAAGTTCCGGGTCGTCCTTTGCTTCGACCAGGCGCACTTCGTAGACCGTGCCGTGGGCGCCCCTCCAGCGATCATGTTCGGCCCAGATCGTCGCCGTGTAGAAACTGCGGTCGTAGGTTTCCGCGCAGTCGCGCAGTTCCTGCTCGGTGATGACGCGCCCGTCTACGGTGTCGCCGCTGACGGCCACGCGCTTCCACGGTGAAACAAGGGAACGGGGCATTCGTGGTGCTCGGTTGGTGTCGTTGAGCGCCACGATAGGGAGCGGGGAAGGGCCAAGAAAGCGGATCCACTGCGCGTTCCTGCGATCTGATTTCGTTAGTAAAAACAGGCAGTTGCGGAGCGCGTTAGGGCGATTTTCGGCGCATAGACTGCGCCCCATGTCGTACTCAATCGAAGTGAAGGAAGCCGCCAAGCGGCTGTATCTCCGGCGGGCGAAGCCGAAGGAGATACAGGCCCAGCTGGGCCTGCCCAACGTCCGCATCGTCTATTACTGGATCGCCCGGGGCGGCTGGGACGAACTGCTGACAGATGAAGAACCCCTGGCCGCGATCAGCCGGCGGATCACGCTGATTGCGGAGAAGCCTGGGGCGTTGTCGAAAGCAGACCTGGACGAACTGGACCGACTGACCTCGATCCGCGAGCGCCTGCAGAAGCAGGCGGCCAGGCCTGCGCCGTCACCTGCAGGCGAGCCCGCACCGGAAGCCCGCGCCGAGCGCGGCCGGGAGCGCGGCGAGCGTCCGCCACGAGAGGGCAAACGCAAGCCCAAAAAGTTGAAGAATGACGTCTCCGGCGTGACCGAAATCGACTTCCTGGACAAGTTCACGTCGCGGATGTTCGGCTACCAGCTGGAGCTGTTCGCGGCGAAGAAGAATCCGCTTACGGCGCGGATCCGCCATATCCTGAAGTCGCGCCAGATCGGGCTGACCTACTACTTCGCCGCCGAAGCGTTCATGGACGCAGTGCTGACCGGGGACAACCAGATTTTCCTGTCCGCGAGCCGCGCCCAGTCCGAAGTGTTCCGCAGCTACATCGTTGCGTTCGCCGCGCAATGGTTCGATATCGAGCTGTCCGGCAATCCCATCATCTTGAGCAAAGACGGCAAGCCGTGGGCGGAACTGCGGTTTCTCTCGACGAACAGCAACACGGCGCAGAGCTACCACGGCCACGTCTACATCGACGAAGTGTTCTGGATCCCCAATTTCCAGAAGCTGCAGACGGTGGCCAGCGCGATGGCCTCGCATGCAAAGTGGCGCCTGACCTACTTCTCCACGCCCAGCGCGGTAACGCACCAGGCATATCCGTACTGGACCGGCGAGGAGTTCCGCAACAGCAAGCGCGGAAAGAAGGCCGGGCCGTGGCCCAGCGAAGCGCAGATCCACGCCGGCGCGTTGTGCCCGGACGGGCAGTGGCGCAAGGTCATCACGATTCAAGACGCCATCGCCGGCGGCTGCAACCTGTTCGACCTGGAGCGCCTGCAGTTGGAGTACGACGAAGAGCGCTTCGAACAGCTGTTCATGTGCAAGTTCATCGACAGCACCCAGGCTGCATTCGCCTTGGCCGACCTGGAGCGCTGCTATTCCGACTTGGGCCTATGGACCGACTACGACCCGGACAGCCCGCGGCCGTTCGACAACCGCCCGGTCTGGCTCGGGTATGACCCCAGTCGAACCCGAGACGACGCGACGTGCGTTGTCGTTGCCCCGCCCCTGGAGCCGGGCGGCAAGTTCCGAATCCTGGAGAAGCACAGCTGGCGGGGGACGTCGTTCACGCATCAGGCAAAGCAGATCGAGAAGCTGTGCGAGCGCTTCAACGTCCAGCACATCGGCATCGACATTACCGGCGTCGGTTACGGAGTGTTCGACCTGGTGAAAGACTTCTTCCCCCGGGCTACTCCGATTCACTACAGCCTGGAGGCGAAGAACGCCCTGGTGCTCAAGGCCCAGGACGTGATCCAGGGCAAGCGCATCGAATGGGATGCCGGTTGGACCGAGGTCGCGGCGGCGTTCCTGTCGATCAAGCGCGGCACCACGGCCAGCGGCCTGATTACCTACAGCGCGTCGAGGACCGAGGCTACCGGCCACGCCGACGTCGCATGGTCGATCATGCACGCGCTGGCTCATGAACCCCTGAACACCAACAAGCGGCGGCGCAGCCGCTATTCCCTCAGCAGCTCGACACAGGCGACCCATGGCAAAGCGAAAACCACGGCAGCAGGCACAACAGCGCAACGGCGCGCGCGCGTTCTCGTTCGGCGCACCGGAACAGGTGCTGACACAGAATATCGGCGAGTACCTGGGCGTCTTCGCCAGCGAGTGCGGGCGGATCTACCTGCCGCCCGTGTCGCGCCAGGGGCTGGCCAAGCTGCTGCGCGCAAACCCCCATCACGGCGCCATCGCACCGTTCAAGCGCAACCTGCTGTTGCGTGACTTTCTCCCGTCCCTCGGGCTCAGCGTGCAGACGATGCGCTGTGTAGGCCTGGACCATATGGTGTTCGGGGAATGCTTCCTGTACCTGCGCGAGAACATCGCCGGCCAGGTCCTGGAGCTGGAGCACCTGCCGGCGATCAACATGCGTTGCCGATTGGACGGCGGGTACACCATGTTACTGCCGCATGGTGAGGAACTGGAGTTTGACCAGGACGAAGTGCTGCACCTGAAAGAATACGACGTGGAGCAGAACATCTACGGGATACCCGACTACCTGGGCGGGCTCCAGTCGCTGCTGTTGAACGAAGCGGCGACACTGTTTCGCCGGCGCTACTACAGTAACGGCGCCCATGCCGGATATGTGTTCTATACGAACGACGAGAACTTGTCGGAAGAAGATGAAGAGAATCTGAAACAGCAGATTGCGGCAAGTAAGGGAGTCGGAAACTTTCGCTCTATGTTCGTCAACATTCCCGGCGGTTCTGAAAAGGCAATCCAGATAATCCCGGTCGGCGATTTCCAGGCGAAAGACGAACTGGAGAAGGTCAAGAACATAACCCGTAACGATGTTATCGCCGCGTGGCGAATGAACCCGGCGCTGGCGGGAATCATTCCAGAGAACAGCGCCGGGTTCGGTGACATTGAGAAGATCGACCGGGTGTACATGAATAATGAGATTCGTCCGATCCAACAGCTGTTCCTTCAGGTGAATGAAGTGCTGCGGGAGGATCGCCGGATTGCGTTTAAGGAACCTGTATCGGGCTAGCTGTTATGGCAGAATAGGTTCCTATAACGGAACCATGGGGGCGAAATGCGAGTTTATTGCAAGGTGTGCGGAGAGAAGGCGCGGATTGCTACGCGAGAGGACATCACCCCGGAGTTCGCCAAACTCTATTGCCAGTGCCTGGACGCGAAGGGCTGCGGGCATAGGTTCGTCATGAACCTGTCTTTTTCGCATACCTTGGTTCCGGCGGCGGAGCCTCTGGACCGGCTGCTGTTTGACCGGCTCCGGGAGTTACCCCGCCACCTGCAGGTTGAGCTATTTAATCAGCTCGGGGCCTTGCGATCCTGAACCAGGAGCGTGGACGCGGTATCGTTCATGCGTTGGTCTAGCCACTCCATCACGATCTGAGCGCCCAGCCGTTCTTCCACGCCTAACTGGCCATGGCAAACGGCAGCACCAATAAATTTCATGACATACCTACTGTCGTCCAGTCCTTCGCGTATTGACGTTAGGTTGACTGTCTGAAACTCCATGAAAACAACTCCCTTACTGCGTGTTTTTCTAACTTTACTTTTATGAAAATTACATAGTCAAGTGTGAAGAAGATAAGCGGTAATGCTCGCTTTAATGTAGTATTGCTGATGATTTTTTCTTTAATATTTTCGCGCCAAGAACGGGGTTTTTATGGCGAATGGAGTCGGTAATAGAGTGTCGCGAAGGCTGAAAGGTTCTAAGGGTTGGGGATGATTTTTATTTTATGTTCGTGATTTTGGATTGCTATGTTTCATATTCTTGAAGTTGGCGGCTTCTGCTTATTTTGATATCGAATACAACTATCACTATAGATAGGGTGTAATAGGAAAGGGCGCCGAGGCGCCCTTTTCTATTTGACTATTGCTGTTCCCCCCATCCCTCTTGGTCGTCGAGTCCGTCAAAGCGCACAACGCCGAAGCGTCGAGCGCCGACAGGATCCTGCAGGCCCACCAGGAACTCGCCTTGCGGCAGGGGCACCTGGACCACGCCCAGGCCGGTAAAGTAGTTCAGGACGCCGGAGGCCTCGAAGATCACGAAGCTGGGCGGTAGGCCTAACTGGGCCTGGGCCTGGCGGTTACGCTCCGGGCTGACGTTGAATACCTGTCGCTCCTGGACGTGAACGGGGGCGCCGTTGCTCATGCTTTCTTCCTCCTGTGCTGGTCGCAGATCGCCGTCCTGGTGGTGACGAAACCGCCCCGGTCGCAGTGGTGGACGGCCAGTGTGGCCGCACCTGGACAAGCTGCTGCCGGGGCTTTCTCGGTGCGCAGGTAACAGCAGTTGCCGCACTCCGGGCGTTCGTTCACGTCCTGCCAGCGCAGCGCGTAGCGTTTCTGTTCTTCCAGAGTGCCGTGGCGGTCAGCTTTCATGCGGGACCACCCTCTGCCATCAGCTCGGAACGGCGCAACTGGGCGCGGGCATTGAGCCAGGCGCGGCAGTCCCCCGGGGTGCTGCTGCAGAAAACTGGTGGCCGCCCGGGCTTGGTGAATTTCAGGTGCAGCCGCTTGGTCTGCTGGACGGCGTAACCCATTGCCCTGGCCAGCTTGCACAGCTGGCGGATCTCGTCGTTACGAACGCGCATCTGCGACCTCCCGGACGTGCCGTCCGCCTTTGAACAGAGTGCGCCGGCCGCAACAGTAGGGATGCGGTGCATCCTTCGTGATTGGCACCAGGTGTGTCTGTCCGCAGTCGGGGCAAAGGTGGCAAAAGTGGGTGAACTCGCCGGGCACCAGCTCGATTGTCTGGAAGATCCAGCGCTGGTCCAGATGCTCCCGCAGTTCCAAGGTCTTGGGGTCCATGCCCAGTTTCTCGGTCAGTCGCTCGGCGGCCCGGTAGGCGTTTTCGGTGCAACTGGCTGTCTGCTTATGGCCCTTCGCCCGGGCAACATAGGTGCCGGTCGAGAAGCGAACGCTGATGGTGAGCGTATCGGGCCGTGGGGTGGTAGTCTCAGCGGCGCCGCCGCCTTGGGTTGCTACTGTCACTGGTGTGTCCTCGGTTGGTGGTCGGCGTCGGGGAGCGGCAACTCCTCGACGCCTCTTCTTCATGCCGTCAGGCGTTCGGTTTGCGGGGCGCCCACATGCTGCTCAGCAGAGCCCAGACCAGGCGGCCGTCCGCGTCCTTTTCCACGCGCTGGCGGACGTTAAGCCGGCCTGCATGATCGACGGCGAGGATCTGCAGGCAGGCATCCAGTTGCACATGCTCCAGGCGGCGCAGATCGTTCAGGTTGAAGGGGTGTCCGGCTCCGTCGTCCAAAGCGAGCAGGAAGCGTCCGATCACGCTGCCCTTTTCGGTGTGACACAAGGCCGCTGGTACCAACTGTTTCAGCGCGGCGGTGGTGGCTCTCTCGATTAGAGCTGTCACCAGTACGGCTTCCAGGGTCTGGCGTGGCGTCTGTTCGTTCTGCATAGTGCTTCTCCTATCTCAGTTGCTTGGGGTTTCGCGGTGGTGGGCCAGCAGGCCGACCACCACCTGGAACACTTCATTTCCGAGTCTGCAGGCGGCCAGTTGGCCGAACTCCAGACCCACTTCCTGACTGAGCCATGCCGACCGCTTGAAGCCGGCCAGGCTGAGCATGGTCAGCAGCAGTACCTGGCGGGACGTGTCCAAGGTCCGAAAGGCCTTGAGCAGTTGCGGTAGGTGCGCGTCCTCGATCACGGGTATTTCCCAATGCCTCGCCGGTGGTAGTTGCAGCAGCGGCAGGCCCAGCAACCTGGCGCCACGCCGCCAGCAGTGCAGAAAGTCCTGGTGCGCGGTGGTGCTTGCCAGGTCGAACGGACCGCAGACGCGGGCCAATTCATGGGTGAGCGGTTGGCTTGCGTTCATTCCTGCGGATCTCCTTCTGTTGCTCGTTCAGTCGCTTGCGCATGTCTTCGCGGTATTCCTCCGAGTGCTTCGGATCGGCCAGCCACTCGGTGATCTCTTCGCGCCTCCAATGGCGCAGAACGTGGCGGGCCAGGCAGTCGCGGCGGTATGCGATATCGGCGGGCAGGCTCATGCGATCCCCCGTAAGAAGGTCTGTGGCGCGTACTCCCCCGGAACGTCTGGAAGGAGTGGAAGGCCGTGGCGGCGGCACCTCTGGAACCCGCGTGGTTGCTGGGCTGATTTTTTTGGGGCTCCTTCCACCTGGGGTGGAAGGTGGTGGAAGGTTGTTGCATGCCGGTAGGGCTGTAGGCCACGCGGCTCTAGGCCTCCAGCCGACTCTGCCGAAAAGCCCGAAAGTGGAAGGTTGATGGAAGGTAGTGGAAGGAAAAACCTTCCAGGGCCTTCCACTGGTACGCGACTTGCGTTATCGGTGTAACTGACTGTATTCATTGAGCTATTCCTATTCCTTCCAGATATTCCAGATATTCAGGGTGAGTACACAGAAAGCCTTTCCACTCACCCACGAACCCATCCCGGAAACTCTCCAGGCCACGGAAGACGGGCTATCCAGCCCTTTTGAAGATCCAGCAGTTGATGGAGCGCTGTTCCAGGCGGGAATGGCACTTGCGAGTCTCGATGAAGGTGTGCGTGCGGCTTTGCCTCAGGTAGCGTTGGAGCAGGGCCGTAGGCAGCACCTCCTGGCCGGCAGCGCGGCAAGCCTGCTGGAAGTGGTTCAGGTTGACGGCGATCAATCCCTTTTCCGTGCTGTGGTTCAGCGTCTCGCGGATCTCGTGGTGGGTTTCGCCATCGCTGTCCGTCACGGTGACGGTCTGCTCGTTGAGGTAGTGGTAGATCTGCCAGAACTGGGCGGCGGTCTTGTTCTCTGCAGTGCAGCTCTGTTGCCGATCTAGGGCGCGGGCCTCCAGATGGCGTGCCAGGGATTCCAGATCACGATCGGTCCAGGCCGGGAACAGCGATTGGGTGGCCTTGGCCGCCGCCATGACCTGGGCGTGGCAAAGCACGATCCGGCTGTGACTGACGCCGCTCTGGGTCATGAACCGCTGTTCGTAGTGAGGGAAGGCCTCGAAATAGCGCTGCAGCCAGGCGTTCTCTTGGCACAGAACAGCGCGCAGGTAGCCCGCCAGTTGCTCGACCGGGATAGCTTTCAGGCGGTCGGCCAGAGGCTTGAGGTCGGGGCTATGGTGGTCCAGCGTCATGTGCAAATAGACGATCCTGGTCAGGATCGCTTCCGAGCCGTCTACCATGGTGTTCTGTGAGATACAGACCGCCCCCCGGAAAATCAGCGCCTCCGTATCGCTGTTGCCCGACTTCACGCCGGTGACGCGCAGCTTGGCGTTATGGTCGAACAGCGGTTTGATTTCATCCCAGCTGTATTGCTCAGTCAGGGTGCGCCCCATGGCGTCGGTCTTTTCCCGGTCGGACTCTAGGAGCACCACGGGCATGTTAGAGACGGCAGACATGGCGCGGAGTAGACCGATGCCGGATGCGCCGTTGCCGCTGGGCTTGATGCCTTCCTCGTCCTTGCGGCCGATCAAGCGCCAGAGGAACCGAAGCAAGGTGGTCTTACCGGACCCGGCGACGCCGGTCAGTTCCAGGAAAGGCCAGGAGGACTGCGCGCTGCGGATCTGCTGGGCAAACAGGGTACCGGTCCACCAGGAGAGCGCCGCCAGGCCGTTGAGGCTGAACACTGCGCGGAAGTCTGCGAACCAGGACGGGTCGAAGGCCTCGCCCTGGAAGACGGGGTAGCTACGCGCCGAGGTCTTCAAACCGTCGCCGCCAATGTCCAGAAAGCCATGGTCGTTGGTCATGATTTCCTTGCCTTTGTGGAAGCCGAAGGAGGGGTAGCAATAGGCGCCAGTGGCTTCGTCGTAGCCAATGAAGGGCAACGTGCGAACGGTGCTGGGGTTGCGTAGCCACTCGCTTTTGAGCATGGCCAGCACCCGTTCGCCGCCTTCGAACATGCCGCCTGGGGTGCGCTCCAGTAGGGCTTTCGTGAAGCCTCGCGGCTCGGTTATCGCGCTCGGCGGCAGCGGCTCTTTGCAGTTCAGGCGGGAGTTCGGGAAGTCGAACTGGAAGAAGTAGCGCTGCTCGCCGGTGATCGCATCGCGCTCGATGTATTCGAAGCGCGGGACACAGTTGGCCACCTGGCTGATGGTTGTGTGTTTGGCGAACTCGGGCTGGTGTCCGTCCACGTCGTCGCCATCCAGATCTTTCTGCAACTCGGTGAGGTTCACCCGGGCCGAGTACAGGCAGTTGTCGAACTCGACCAGGAAGAACGGGCGCGGTCGCTTGATGTACAGCAGATAAGCCTTCTTCATCGGCGACGTGGCGCAGAACAGCCGGCCCCGGTAGCACGCTTCCTGCAGGAATGCGTCGTCCAGCTGGCCGTCGCGGTACACGTCGTCCCAGTCGCGCTTCTTCCCGTCGGCCCGCTGCCCGGCTAGGGCTACCCAGCCGATTTCCCCTCGCTTGCGGATCCCTGCCAGGTACTTAGGAATCACTGCATGGGCAGCTGGGTCATCATCCAGGGCGATGATCCAGGTAATGAGTTTCCCTTTGTTCTCTTCGAGGATTCGCCACGGGAAGTTGTTGGCCGAGATCGAGGCGATCACCTTATAGCCGGCGAGCCACAGCGCGATGGCATGGAAGATCCCTTCCACGATGTACACCCGGTCGTTCTTCTCGTAGGTCTGGCCAGTTGGCTCCCAGCCATCGCCCTTGTACGTCATGCCTTTGCGGATCCCGGCCTTGTCGCCTTCGTTCGCGGCCACGGCGCGGGCGTCGATGATCCGTTCCCAATAGCCGTTGCAGAGCGGGAAACGCACTGTGTCCGCCCAGGATCCGTTCGCCATCGGCCGGCGGCCCTGGGTGTACCAGCCCGCGATCTTGGAAATGTCGAAGCCGCGGCTGCGCTGCAGGTAGGCGTCGGCGGTGGCGTTGGGGTTCTCCGGCGTCGAAGGGAAGCGCTCGCTCAGATTCTCGAAGAGGTGGCGGTAGCGTTCGCGGGTTTTCTCTTCGTAACCACACTGGTTCAACCGGTTGCATTTCAACTGGTAGGGCTTGCTCTTGCTGATGTACAGCGAGCGCTTGCCGCAGCCCGGACATTCCCCTTTGTTCAGGTACTCGTCCGAGGCTTCGTGCGGTTTGAAGTCCAGTTCTCTGTCGTTCTCCAGGGCCGGGATCACGTCCTGGCGGTAGATATCTTCGAACTGCTCTTGGGTGCTACGTACGGTCATTGCCGGCCCCTTACTGCTTACCGGCCTGACTATTCTCACCACGCACCCGTTGAGCCTGTTCTGCTGCCTCCATGGCCATATGCACCATGTTGATGAGGACGGCCGATTTCGAACCTGCTTCCTTTGGCCGGATGATGTAGTTGCCGCGTTTGATTTCGCGCTCAACGGCGCTGGTGGACTGCCCGGAACGGCGGACAAACTCAGCGACGGTCACATATGGCGTGTCGATGGTGATCTTCATTCTGATAACCTCTTTGGCGTTTATTGGGGATCAAAGTACCTATATAGGGACGTATCCTGGTCCCTATATAGGATCCATGTCAAGAGGGGTAGGAATGGACTTCGCCACGAAGCTGAAAGCAATGCGGGCACAAGAGCGGGTGACACAGGTTGAATTTGCTGCGCTGACAGGGATCAGCATCAGCACGGTGAAGAAATACGAAGGGGCCTCCTTCGAAATGGGGTATGGCGCGCTTACCAAGGTCTTGGGTCACGAGCGTTTCAAGAAGTACACGCTCTGGCTGATGATCGGAGAAACGGCCCCTGAGTGCGGGCAGGTAGCCCCGGAATAGCGTTGTGTCGATCAAGAAGCTGGATAATGGGGAATGGCTGGTGGACTGCCGTCCGGATGGTCGTGACGGTCCACGAATTCGTCGCAAGGTGAAGTCAAAGAACGAAGCCATGCACCTGGAGCGTCGAATCATGGGCGACGGCTCCAAGGGCGAGTTTGAGAAGAAGCCGAAACGCGACGAACGCCGCCTGAGTGAACTGGTGGGGCTGTGGTTCACCATGCACGGCAACACCTTAAAGCAAGGCGACAAGCGACGCCGGGAAATGCTGACCACTGTGGCGCGGATCGGCGACCCCATGGTTTGCACCTTCACCGCCGAGATGTTTGCCGACTACCGTGCTGCCCGGATTGCAGGGAAGTGGGGGCGGCTCAAAACTGGGTCAGGCAAGAAGAAAGGGCAGGCGGCCAAGCCTGTAGGTGCCAAGACGTTGAACCACGAACTGGTGCACCTGCGGGCCATGTTCAATGAGCTGGAGCGTCTGGAGAAGTGGACAGGTGAGAACCCGTTGGCGAAGGTTCGAGCGCTCAAGCAGGACGAGACGGAAATGGGCTACCTGAGTCGGGAACAGATCCCGCTTTTGCTGGCCAAGCTGGATCAACACCCGTCCACGGTTGGCATGGTTGCCCGGGTCTGCTTAGCCACTGGTGCCAGGTGGTCCGAAGCAATGAATCTGACACCTCTGCAGGTGCGGGATGGTCGAATCCACTTCGTCCGCACGAAGTCGGCAAGAAACCGCGCAGTGCCGATTTCTGCCGAGCTGCAGAAGTCGCTTGAGGGGGCGCTCCCCTGGAGATCGTCCTACTCGGCGACTTACAAGGCGTTCGAGCTGGCGGTGGCCGAACTGGATCTGCAACTGCCGAAAGGGCAACTGACCCATGTGCTGCGCCATACCTTCGCAAGTCATTACATGATGAACGGTGGTGACATCCTGACCCTGCAGCGCGTGCTGGGCCACGCGACTCTCCAGATGACGATGCGCTATGCACATTTCAGCCCCGGACACTTGGCCGAAGTCGTCAACCTGAACCCATTGGCTCAGGGGTGTGGACGTTTCGTGGACGCTGAAAAGGAATGCGAATCTGGTGTGGACGCACAGGGTCAGGCTGTAGCCCAGGTGTGA